TTGAGTGTGTTCATAGTAGACTCCTAAAAGAATGGAAATTAACCTTCTCTCGTTTCCGAGGATCCGTTTCTCCGTTCCTTCAGTCGTTTGCGTCCTCAAGAGGATGAACGATCCGTTCCGCGACTTACTTGCGTCCCCGAAGGGATGAACGATAGGGTAATTATACCCTTCATAGATTATATAGTCAAGCAGTTTTGTAACTTGTGATACCGTTTATAAAAACATTCCTTGATCACTCATGTACTTCAAAGTTTCCTTTAAATTTCCACGATGATTTAAACCAATAGCAACCTGAGGGTACTCTGCTTCGCTACCAAACTCAGCACGGAACTGCTTATCACTAAAATCTACACCAAGTAAGAACTCTCTTACCTGTTGATCACATGCCTCAAGAACCATCTTTGCTCTTTCAGATTCTTGACTACCGTTACTATAAACAAGTGCTTCAATCATGACGCTTTCTCCAATCGTCGATTTCTTCTTGAGTGGGTACAATGATTCGGAAAGCAAGTCCTTCTTCCTCAAACTCTTCATTCATTTTTTCTACTTTGTCCACAGTTTACGAATGTTTTGAGTGATAGGCATACCACCAATATGAGTTTCTAAAAGTTCTCCATCTTCATTCGCAATGACAAGAACAGGAGTAGCAGTTACGTTATATTTTTTGGCAAGTGCAAGATTCTCTTCAGGAATAGGTTCATTACTAAAGTCATCAAGATACACCTCTTGAATAACACTCTCTCGCTCATCTTTGAGAGCACTAATGTACTTTTTAACAAGTCCACAAGGCCCACACGATTCTTTTGTAAACATTAAAAATTTAGTCACGTTGCCTCCAGTCATCAGGTTTATCTCTTTGAAACCAATCTACAATTTCATCTGCACTATCAAATCCCGTTTTATGATTAGATGGATCGGGATCGCCTAGTCCCATCCTATTCATAAAATCCTCAACACTTCCCTCTTCAATATCCTGGGATGCTTGACGACGTGCCTGTTGCAACCAATCTCTAGCAAGAGTATGTGCCTTAGCAAGTTTCTCTGCCCAGATCATATCCTCTAAAGGAACTTGTTCTTTGTTGGCGATGCAACGGCAGATGGACTCCAAACGAAGTCGATATCGCTGTAGATTATTTCATTATCCACGTAGTCATCGAAGTAAGTGTCGATTGCTTCTTTGAGATATCTTTTTCGATGCCACTCAGGACTGTAAGGTTTGTAAGTCATAATTAAAGTATCATGTGGATATTTAGTTATTGCTCAACGCTCAATGTAACTAAGGTTATGGTTCTCTGATTTTAATTGATGAATGATAATATCGCAACCCACCTTAGGTTCTGCGTCACCACATGTAAATATATCGACTGCTGCTTCTCCTTTCTCAGGCCAAGAATGAATGCTGATATGACTTTCAGCGAGGAGACAAATAGCAGTTACACCATATGGTTCAAACTTTTTTGAGATAGTTTGAACAACTGTTGAACCACTTGCCTCTGCAGCAATCTCCAACAATTCTCTTAAATATGTTTCATTATTCAGATTTTCAAACTTACATCCATAAAGATTGAGGAGATAGTGCTTGCCCATCATTCTATTGCTTCTGAGTCGATACCATATTCTTCAACAAGACGATCAACTTTTGTTTTGATATTAGAGAGTTTAGATACTTCAGCGATATTTGATTTTTGAAACTTCTTCAGTTTTTTATATTTCTTGACAAGTTTAGTAACTTCACTTGTATCAATTTCAAACCGAACGTTTCCATCTTTTTGTGGATCGTTAGTGAATCCTTTAAAACCGCTCATGATTTTTTCTTTTTTTCTTTTGGAGCAGGATTACCCCACAATTTAGGGGGCACTCTTCCTTCGGATTGCACCATGGTAACAAAATCTTTTTTATACTTATCGTAATAGTTGTCAAAGATTTCAGATTGTTTTGCTGCTGCAACTAGATCATAAGTCGCAGCACCATCGACGTTGTATGTAACAAGATAACAATTGTTAGGAAGATCCGTTGTGTTATCCACAGACGGATTACAATCCTCTTTAATTAATTTCAACTGCGTCCACCCCATTGAATGTCAGGAAATGCTTGTTTAACAATATCATAATTGATATTGTACTTATCTGCAAGTTTTTTGTCCTTACACAGACACAAGATCTCAGCCTCTTCGGGATGCAATCCTTCAAGCATTTGAATGAACATAGTTTCTCTGCGAAGTCCAGAGAGTCCATCATTACCACCCTTCACAAAGTTATAGAGATGCTTGTACTCTCTACGCAAGGAAGTGTGATCTGTGCCAACAGGTACTTCATTCTTATTAAAGGGAACATCTCCAACAGGGAGAACAGAGATCACAGTCTCATCAAAGTTCCAGATAAAAATAGTCTTCAGAGCATCGTTTTCATACTGCTGAAGGATTTCTACTTTCTTTGCCTTTGCACGTTGCTTACTTGCAAGTTCAAGAATTTCATGAAGAAAGGGGTTAGGTGGTAGTTCAACCTTCTTCTTCGTCTTCGTCGTAGTCGCCATAATCGTTTTCAAACCTTACTGCTAAAATTTCATCAGGTAGAACATTTCCGTTCTCATCAAACATTTCGGGATGAGTATATACTGGTTGGGTATTGTAGACGTGTTCTTTTGCAAGCCATCCTACCATACCTCCAACAAAAAAGAACATTACGGATACCAATGTTCCAATCGTTAATGTTACTGCTAACATTTTCCCGTCCTCCGAGAGTCTCTATCTTTTCCGAATATCCAAATAAAAATTGAAGTGGAAAACGATATCTCTCTTGAAAAGAGAAACCATGTTTCCAAACCTTACTTGGAAAGTTTTGGGCGGTTCTGCTCTTCTCCTATTTCTAAGTAATAACTCTACCCCACGATTAAGATGGGGATCTGATTTATTTAGAGCCTTTTCTTCTCCGTCCAGGTCGTCTATCATAACTATACCTTTCAGCATCTGCAAGGATGCCCTCTAAAAATTGCTTGATCTTTCTTGCTTGTGGTTTAGGAATATGTCCATAACCTTCACGCAATTGTTTATGTCCATTATCTTGTCCTCCCTCTAGATATTCTTCTAAATCAAAAACAAGATCCTTAATCTCTTTGGAAGTGCTGCTACTGATAAAGTCATCAGCATCTTTTCTAGTTGCCTTAATAACTTTAAAGTAATCATAGAGATTCAATCGAAATCTAAATGACGTAAAGGCATCATCAATCGATTGCTCTATGATTGCGTAGACTTCTTGATCCATCAAACCAGTTCGTTTTCTCTTAGATACTTAACAGTTTCTTGACATCCACCAATTAATTCATCATCCAGAACAACGCGAGGGAAAGTAGATCCCCTCCCAAACTTTTCATAAAATTCCTCACCGTTGAAATCTCTACCCAATTTATACTCAACAAATCGCTGTTCGGCAAGACTTAAAGCAGCAATCACTTTAGTGCAGTAAGGACAACCGATTTTTGTGTAAACTGCAAAATTACTCATTTCTTTACTGACTCCCAATCGTTTTCAAAAATTTCCATTCCTTTATCGGTAAGGATGTGATCGTACATTTGATCGAATACCTTTGGTGGCATCGTGCAGATCTCAGCACCATTATACCATGAACGGATGGCTCTTTGCACGCTACGGATGGAAGCAGAAAGAACTTGTGTCTTCACACCATGAACACGATAGAGTTCAGAAATAGAGCGAACCACCTCAAGTCCTGCAACTGATTGATCATCAAGTCGTCCAACAAAAGGAGAGACATAGGTGGCACCTGCTTTGGCAGCCAGAACCGCCTGTGCAGCGCAGAAGATCAAAGTGACGTTTACCTTAATGCCTTGCTCTGAAAGACGCTTACAGACGATCAGGCCTTCTCTGGTGCAAGGAACTTTGATGGTAGCAACCTCACCAAATTTTTCATAGAGTCTGATACCCTCATCATACATTTCAAGATCAGATCCCATCACTTCCATACTGATGTCTTTGACACCCATATCCTTGATCTCTTGGTAAACATCCTCAGGATTTCTACCACTCTTCATGATCAAAGTAGGATTGGTTGTCACTCCATCTACCAACCCAGTAGAAAAATACTTTGCGATAATATCTGTATCCGCAGTATCTAAAAAGATTTTCATTAAAAAAGGGCGATTGATACGCCCTTTATATATCAGTTTTTGTCTTATCTCTCCAGGTTTTCTACTAGTGTTTTAAGTTCTGATAGGGTGGCATCATTTTTGAGAGTGTTTGCTCTGTTGCTGATGACCCATACATTACCTTTGATGTATCCTTTTGAGGAATCAATACGATCTAATGATGGGGATGTCATAGGAATACCCAACAGTGGGCAGGTATCTGGAATAACAATATCTTCTTTTGTGATTTTAAACTCCAGACTCTTTTGCTTTGCCCGATACTTTGCCCGAGACCACATAGGTGATCTTGGATCCTGTCCTGTCTTTCTGATTGATCTGGCATAGCATCCACAAGATACTGTTTGTCCAGGTTTCATAGATGATCTACGAACTGTTTTAATAGTTCCACAATCACACTGGACTTTACAGTATCTGTGAACTTTATCAGACCATTCATCAAGAACGGTAAGCATTCCTATCTTTTCCATAATTCTACCACACGATAGAATTATTTATATCATAACGCATTTCCACGAGGTAATACTTCCTCTGGAAAAATGAACTGCTCATGAGGTTGATCAACACTTGCCATCCAATTACGAAGTCCTTCATTCAAGAGAATATTCTTGGTGTAGAAAGTCTCAAACTCTGGATCTTCTGCTGCCTTTAGTTCTTGTGACACAAAGTCATAAGC